TTGCTTCATCCAATGTTTTACCCTTGACCCAGTCTGTGACAAGACTTGAGCTAGCAATTGCTGACCCGCACCCATATGTTTTAAATTTGGCATCTGTTATAATTCCTGTTTTTTTATCTACTTTAATTTGTAATTTCATTACATCCCCGCATGCCGGGGCACCTACCATACCTGTACCTATATCATCTTCATCTTTACTAAAACTCCCCACATTTCTTGGGTTTTCATAGTGGTCAATTACTTGTGCGCTATAAGCCATATATTAATCCTTTTTGAACATAGTCAAAATCTTTGTTTGAATGTTCTTTGCAAACTGAGGTTGAGGGAAATTCCAACCAATAAAAGCACCTAGTGCTAACCAAAATAATGTTTCTAACATGATATATACTCCTTGTATGTATTGTATTTAGTATGCTTCAGCTTCTTCGTCTACTACTATCCAACCTAACTTTAACAAATCTTCTCGTATTTCATCAGTTACACAACTTTCTGGTACAAACTTTTTACTTTGTATATATGCTTCTTGCAGTTCCTTAGTAAGGGCACGAAATTCATCATCATCTAGTATCTTGGCATCCCTGATACCACTGCAGTACCAGTCAATGTAATCACCCTTGCCTTGCATATCAGCAATAATACCGCCGGCGTGTCTCCAACTACAACTCCAACGTTTCTCAGTTAGTATGGGCCACACATCATTTTTAATAAAATCATTGTTACACATTGAGGCATACAAATGTTGTGCATAAACATCGTCTAATTTAGCTTTGTCTACGATCCATTGAGTACTACGAAGGTCATACTCCATGTTGTCTTTTTGCCAGTCGGGATCTACGATATTAGCTTCATCTTGTTCTTGCCAAGTTTTATACATTTGAATATAGTCGGGATTAGGCTCTTCACCTTTTTCTTCACAACGTTTAATATAACCTTCTTTTTGAAAAGTATTTCTATCTGGACTACTACTTATCATCTTCTACCTCTATCCAAGTGTGGTCACCTAACCATTTAACTTTGCAAATATATTCATAGTCAATCGGCTTACCAGCAGACCAATCATTAGGTCCATGAATACTTAATCTTGTAAACTGTTTACGTATATCAAAGAGTAACCAATATATGTTACCATTTGATAATTGAAAATCATATTTAGCGGCGTGAACCATATCAGTCAAATCAAGTCTATGTTTAATCTGTTCAGCTTGCTTTTGTAATACTTCAACCAGTTCCATGATTCTATCATACTCTTGTTTGGCATGTAAACGTGCTACATTAAGCATAATGTCTTTATGTTTTTCTACTGGTACTAAATCAAATTTAGGTCCTGAACTTTCAGTAGCATATGGTGTTACGTTGCGATTAAAGAAATGTATCAACGATCCGGAACTAGTAGAATCATAACTACTGACACCGTTAGCTGAATTTGGTTTTTCAATCATTGTATATTATATCTTATTTTCATTAGAAGCTACAGTCTTTTGGGAATTTTTTGTCTTCTTATTTTTACTGTAAAAGATATGATTACCGATCTTAGCTACTTGCTTATATGGCCATAATGGATCCACTTGCAAGTTATGAAAAAACAATGCTGTTTTTGGCAGTACATCTATATAAGCATCATATGCTAATACTTCATATGCAACACGTTCAGCTTGTTTATATGTTGGGTTGTTTTGATTAGGTTCCCCTTTACCTTCACAAACCCAACTAAACTGACATAGTTTTACTTTTTGTATTTCATCGTCAACTAACCTATCTATCATATTTGATTGATATATAACTGCACAAGGGTTCTTTTCAAAACCGTATGCTATTCTATTCATCACTACCCGTGCTACTGCCGCTTGCCCAATCAACGGTTCACCACCTGCTTCATAGAATATATTTTTAGCTAAACATTTTAATTGTTTTGGATCTACTAATTTAGCAACAACTTCAACAACTTTTTCTTCTTGTTTTTCCTTAGCCAAATTTATATTAGTTGATCCTGCAGTTAATAGACCCATACACAATACTATTATAGTTAGTATTTTTTGAGGGAGGTTGAATTTCCATAAAAACATAATGTTTCCTTTCTGCTTATTACTAAGCAATATGGTATTAAATGTTATCCCAACAATCGCAATTACAACGAATTACTTCATCAATTGCTTCTTGTACAGGATAAGTTGCGGGTAATAATATATCAGAAGTATATATTACTGAAAGTTCAGGACTTATTAAGTTCTGATAACGTGAACCAGCAAAGCTGCCTGGTTCATTTGCTTGACCGGTATCTATTGCAACACCGTCACTATAATAAAGTTCAGTAGTTGGGTCATAATAACCATATGGATCAGGAGATCCAATGTCAGTTATTAATGTTGCCGGTGCACTACCTGCCAATGTACCGTTTGCAATTAACTCTGATTGTTGATTTTTAGTTAATGTATTATCTATGTTGTTATCTAATGGAATACCAGCTTCTTGTAATCTAGCTTGATTACGTGCTTGACGTAACATTGCTACTATACTTCTTCCGCCGACCGTATTATAATTTGCAATAGCTTCTAATGTTTGTGAATACATATTAGGTTGAGTAAACATTGCATAATTAGGTATAGTATCAACAAATGCATATTGAGTGCCAGGATAGCTAGCTATCGTAGGTTCTCTCTCATAATCAGGAGAACTATTAGGTACACCAATTGCTAATCCTGTTGCAATTGCACGTTGTTCTATTGATAATAATGTTCCAGTGGTATTCCAATTAGTTATTAATTGTTGCGCAAGTGCAGGTTGTGCATTTCTGATACTTGCTATCTCTGCATTAGCGGCATCAATATAAGTCTGTACCGTAGTATTCATAGTAGGCCAACCACCACCGGGAGGTGCATTAATCACCACAGTGCCGGCTACGCCTGAATAACTTATAGATATAATTCTTCCAAAAGTAGTTATATTATTAGGATCTGTACCTATTGTTGCTGTTGCTGGATTGCCACCTACTGTAACTGTTGGTGCAGATGCATATCCACCACCTTTGTTTGTATAAGTAAATGTTGTACCATTCCAAGTAGCAGTTGCTTGTTCCCAAGTTACTGCTAGATATAAATTTTTATAAATCGTATATAGATTAGTTGTTTCTAATTGCTGAATGAGAGGTGTAATGTTTATACCAAGATAGGGTAATCCACTCATACATCCTAAGAAGTTACTCATCGTATATGTATTATACGGTCCATTGCCTAACGCAATTAACGCTAATCCCTGACTTGCTAACGTTGTATCAGTAGGAACACTAGAGCCATTGACATTTAATCCCTTAGTTGTTTCTAAACTATTAACTACTTGTGCAAACTTTTCAATTGGTATACTTGATATGTTTTTAATCTGTTGCATTGATACACTAAACGAACCGGCAGCTGTAGCAATATCAGGAGGTAATATGCCATCTAAATATGCACCAAATCCTTGTGGGATAACTTGAATGTTTGTTATGTTTGATTGTGTTGTTCCTGAATCAGGTAATACGTTGGTAGTGGATGTGCCGGTAGTTGCATATGCGCTACTACTAGGTGCACTTATATCATCTCTTAAATTTTGATTAAAAATGCCTGCCATTACACTATTCCTTGCGCTGTAGGAGAAGTTAAATTACTATTCAGGCCACCATTACTATATATAGGATAATATATCTTACTATTAGCAGGTCCACCTACTGTATTATACACTGGAACTGTTAATGTTGCATAGCTATTTGGGAATAATTTTATGGGATTGAGTAAATCACACAATGATTCTAACCCTATAGTCTTACAATTTAATGATACTAATATATCTTTTAAATCTTGTCCCAAAATAATACCAAATGCTCCGTATATTTTACGTTCTTGTTCTTTGGTAACTGGTTGTATGTTACCTAATATTTCTCCCAATTCAGCTACTGTTATGCCACTTGCAATTAATGCAAGACTTACTGATTTAGTGACTGCATTATTTTGTTGTAACGTTGATAATAAATTACTAGGTAAACCAAATGTTGATATAGATTGTAAATTTATAGCTTTGCCACTAGCAATTAAATCTTGACCAAATACAGTTGTTGCTATACTTACACCGGCAATATCACCGGTAATTAAGTCATCCATATTACTATAAGTACCATCTAAAAATTCTTGTGAATTATTTACTGCTAGTATAGTACTATTACTGTATTCAATAAAACTATATGCTGTCATAAACCCAGATAGAAAATCTTTATAGGCTCCACTATCGGCTGATATTCCGCTGTTGTAATTAAACTCGTTATAACCTTGCAATGCAAATAATCTAGTATAACCCCATCGTGTTACTTCATTAGTGTAATTGTAGTTACTTGCCCAATTAGGATAACCAGTCCAATTAAACGTTGACGGAGGACTATTACCTAATGCAGGAATACTATTAGATCCGATAGATATTAAATTATTGTATGTTGTGCTATCAACTGTATATGACGTAGTGGTAGTTGCTGTGCCTGTACCAGATCCTATACCGGATGCAGTAAATGTCACTCCCACTGTATTACTAGATGCACCAATAGCTACAAAGTTAGTAGTACCTATATATGTAATAGTATAACTGGATCCCACAGTAAAGTTTCCTGCAACAACAGTAACATTTGGTGCGCCTCTACTATAAGCATCATTAATAGCATATGTAAGTAATCGTAAACAGGTATCGTTAACAATATTACCCAAGTTGGCAGCAGATGATGTACTAGTACTAGATCCAACAAAGTTTACCATTATGGGATTAATATTAAACCCAATATTTTGCAATAATGAGCTTAATGTATTAACACCTAATGGACTTTGTTTAGCTGAATCACTCATGGACAAAATACATCAGGACTACCCTGTACGATACTATGACCGCAACTGTTTCCTGATCCTACTCTAAGTACCGGACTACCTTCGGCAAAAACTGTAGGACTACCTTCTGTAGTAGTTGCTGCCGCGTGTGGTGGATGGGGGTTGTTTCTTTTTTGTGGCCAAGGAGCGTGTGGAGTGATTTGACTAACGTGTAATCCAACAGAAATTCCATTGGCAAACACAGTGCCGGCACCTCTAATGATAGTACCGCCAACTTGATTTGCATCACCTATACGACTTAATTGTGCCATTTTATCCCAATACGATTTTTTTACTAGGTACTTTAATACCAGTTGTTGCTTCTAAGTACTTGTCTTTGATGTTATCATCAGTTTCAGCATACATTGCAACACTAGTAGTATTTAGCTTAAATTCACCCTTTGGATTTGCAGTAAAAATACTTGGAATCATTTGCATACCCTGTTGTGATGGGGCAATAGATACTGGTTCTTCAATCTGAATAAACTCTGAACCTGATTGAATTACCTTTGCAATTAATTCCTCCCCGGAATTAAGCTTAAATGTGTACACTGTATTTGGATGGATTGCTATTTGCATTAATTACTTTCTGTTAATTTTTGTTTTAGTTCGGTGAAACCACCGATCAGTACACCATCTAAGATGATTTGAGGTACTGTTCTTGCTGATGGAATTTCTTCTAATAGTTCTTCTTTTGTATACCCGTCTCCGATTTTCTTTTCTTCAAATTGGATACCTTTTTGATTTAACAATGCCTTTGCTTGGTCGCAGTAAGGGCAGTGATATTTACTCCATACGATTGCTTTCATTTTTTATTCTCCTTATATATTTGGCAAGTCATCATAGTTTAATGATTCACTCATTACACCTATAACGTAATTTGTTGATTCGGTTTCCTGCAATGCAGATTGTTTTTTACTTGTGTCACTATGTTTATTGAACCAAGGAATAGGTGTACTCTTTGGCGCAGGATTATTATATCGTATACCGATTTCTTTCAATGCTCCTACAGCAGTATAATCTACAAAGTCTTTTAACACAGTTGCATTCAATCCAATAACTGGTCCCAGTTTAAACAAATAGTCAGCCCAATCTTTTTCTTCTTTAATTACATCTAGGTAAAGTTGATATACTTCAGCTTCACATTCTGATTTTACTTGTGCAAATCTGCTATCTTCTTTTACTACTTGATTAATAAGGTAAGCAGTCCAGCCTTTATGTAACAATTCATCTTGGAGAATTAAACTGATAATGTTACCATTACCAATAAAGATTTTGTTCTCAACCATTGCTAGACTTGTAGCAAATGATACCATAAAGCGGAATGCTTCTAATGCGTAACTAGCGTGTAATGCCATATAGATGGCTTTGATGTGTTCTTTTTCATTTACATCTATACCTAACTCTTTACGGCAATTAACTTGATGTAACTCATCATAATAAAGTCCAACACTACTTGCCATATCTACAATTTCTTTTGTGTCGTGGATAGTGTTGAATACATCTTTAGGCACATTGTAGATATTACGAATGATGTGACTATACGAACGACTATGGATGTTAGTCTCAAAGAAGCTCCAGTTATAGATCAATGCTTCTAGTTCGGGTAATGATACAACAGGAGTAAACACTTGACTTGGTGCTCGTCCTTGCAAACTATCTAATGCTGTTTGTCGTAATAGATTACTAGTAAAGATATGCTTTACCGCATCGCTTGCATCTTTGAAATCATTGGCATCCTTGGTTAGAGAAATTTCTTCTGGAATCCAAAAGAAACCACGTGCCGTTGTTTCAAAGTCTGCAATCTTTTTATATTTCACCTCCTCAAACCTTTGAATGGTTACGGGACCTTCCGGGTCCAAAAACATTTTTCTATTCAAATAATCTGTCTTAGTGTTTAGGTTGTATTGTTGTTTTGACATTGTTTTTCCTTAAAGCTTGCAGGACAAGCAATCTTCCTCTTCATCCATATCATTAAAGCCGCTTGGCAAATCTAATACAGTTTCATCTTGACTCTTACTACCTGCTTTGTTAATCAAGCTATAGTAGAATGTTTTTAATCCCCACATATGTGCCTGCATCAAGTTCTTAGCAATCAATGTTGTTGGGACTTTACGTTCAGGGAAATGTGCTGGATTGTAGAAAGTATTAGTTGATATACTTTGATCCACATAGGCTGCAATCACAGCCGCTGTCTTTAAGTAACCATCACAATCTTTTTGATCCCACATCAATTGATATTTGTTTTTTAACTTATGATATTCTGGAACAACTTGTACAAAACTTCCTGCTTTACTTTCTTTTACACTAATTAAACTCATTGGCATTTCAATACCATTAGTAGAGTTAATTACTACTGAACTAGATTCTACAGGAGCTACAGCCATTTGTGTAGCATTACGGACACCATGACTACGCATCATAGCACGTAGTCCTTCCCAGTTTAATTCGGGTTCAAAGTTAGCTAATTCGTTAACACCTTTAGCTCTTAGTTCCCAGGGGAAGATACCTTGACCATATCTTGTTTTATCACTATGTTCACATCTACCGCGTTCCTGTGCTAGTTCTACACTTGCTTCAGTTAAGTAGAAGGATAAGTGTTCCATCCACGTCTTGACTTCAGCCAAGGAGTCTTTTTCTCCGTACTTAAGACTTCGCTTGGCGTGCCAGTAGGCAAGATTAGTAATTCCAATTCCAAGAGGTCTGATTTCATCGTTTGATAGTTTAGACTGAATGGATAGAAAGTCTTGATAGTCAAGAATGTTATTGAGGCTACGATGCAATATGCGACAAGCACGGCGCATATCTTCTGGGTTACGGAACGCACCCCAATTGATACTGCCCAATGTGCAAAGAGCGATACGACCATCGCTGTCATCCAAACGTTTAAAGGATTTAGTAGGTAAAAGAATTTCACAGCATAAATTACTCTGGTAAATTGTATGATATTCAGGATCAAATGGACCTTGATTCATAACGTTATCAACGAACACTAAGTAGATACGTCCTGTATCTGTTCGTTCTTTTAATATGCCTGACTTGAATACTTCTTCAGCAGACATTGTTTTCTTTCTTAAGTCTTTACGTTTTTCATATTTTACGTATAGTTCTTCAAATAGTTCTGTGTTTTTGTAAAATGCTTCGTATAAATCAGGAACTTCATTGGGGTCAAAGAATGTTATTTGTTCTTTGTTTTTAAATCGTCTCCAGAAGAATGCACTAAGCACAACCCCATAATCCATATGACGGACTCGGGTTTCTTCTGTTCCTTGATTGTTTTTAAGGACAATAAGATCATCAAACTGATGATGCCAAATAGGATAAAAAACAGTAGCACTTGCATTGCGGATACCTCCTTGTGAGCAACTTCTTAAATCACCGAACCATTTCTTTAAGAACGGAATCATGCCGGTGTGCATAATTTCGCCACCGCGAATGGGTGATCCTAATGGTCGTAGTCTACCAATTTCGAGACCAATGCCAGCACGTTTGCTAGCATATTTTGCCATCATTTCACCAGAAGCAAAAATACTATCCAAGTCATCATCACTGCGAATAAGTACACACGAACTGAATTGTTTAGTAGGGGTGCCGAGACCAGCAAGGACGGGAGTAGCCAGAGTAAATAATCCATCACTTGCGGCATTATAATATTCCTTTATATAGCGCAGCCTTGCGTTGTTAGGTTCTTCTTTATGAAATACTGTTGCGGCTGCGATCATATATCTAACTTGTGGTGTTTCATATGTTTGTTTTGTTGAACGGTTGCGGACAAGATATTTTTCAATCAATTGTTCAATAGCGGCATAACTATATTGTTCATCCTTAGAGTGGTCAAGCAGGTCATCCATTTTGTTCCAATCTTCTTCAGTATACCATTCTAGTAACTCCGGTGTATATAAACCAGTAGCTACATTAGTTGTTACAATATTATAAAGACTGGGAGGTGAATAATCCCCATAAACATCTTTACGTAACATAGACAGACGTTGTTTACCTGCTACATATTGATAATTTGTATGTCCTACATCTGGATTATTTTCTACGTCAATCAAGTCAACTACAGCACGTAGAGTAATTTCGTCAATTTGTCTGGTTGAAATCCCATCATAGAAGTGTAGTTGTGATTTTATTTCTACCATTGACGGGCTAACATCTGCTATCCCTACACATATTTTTGCCACTTGTGCTTGCCATTTTTCTAACATTAATGGCTCTTTTGTCCCATCTCGTTTGGTGACGTGTATTTTCATTTTTTACCCTATATTCTTATTAATTGTTGTTATATCTAACTTGCGTACTATTTTAAAATCTTTTAGATTATTACTTATCACCGTATCTGGCCAGTAATTCAGTATATATTTTGCGTTGTCAACCAAGACTAATGATATGTCATCGCCCTGTACATCCGTTGCTAATACAAATTCTATATCAGAAATATCCATTAACAGTAGAGTATAACACATTCCTAGACCCCTTGCAAGTGTACAGTAGGTGTTTTCTACCAAAAGATCCCAAGGACCGGGCCACTCACTGACTTCATTTGGGTGAAGATGATAGTTAATTAATGGTGCATTTTGCCACCATTTATCTACTTCTACACATTGTTGAGATAAATCAAGATTTTTGATTTTATTGCGTAATTTGTACCAGCTTTGTAATCTATTGTCATAAGACGATTGAAATATATTCATTAGATAACTACTTATCTTTTTTCAATATTAGCTAACGTTTTCCTTGTTTTAGTCATATCAGCACACGTATACTTCTGATAACTAGCTTTCAATATCTCCGGCATAGGAATCTCTACTACTTTTACATTAAATGTGTTTGCTACATCTAAAAAGCTAATAGGTTTCCCACTACCTATATTAAATATACCTGATTCTTTAATATTTAAAAACTGTAAATGCGTATCTATCACTTCTTCTACCGGTACAAAATCTCTTTTATGATCTGCACTATTCTCAAATACACGTATTTCACCTGTTTTTGATTGTTCATAAAACTGAAAGAATGGACTTGCTTGCTTATCTTTGTGTTCTTCGCCTACACCATTAGATGCGTATACATTGAAATATCTAAATCCTTGTACTATACTGCCTGTAGGATGTTTCTCTACATATCTTTCAAACAAATACTTGCTCCAAGCGTATGGATTTCTTGGATCTACAGGTGCTGTTTCACTAAAATCAGTCCCTAATCCATACACGCTTGCACTACTAGAATATTGCATATTAACTCCAAACGTCTTACATTCTTCATATAAGTCTATGCTAAACTCTGTATTCTGTCTAAGTATCTTATCTATATCACGCTCAGTGGTGCTACTGATTCCTCCCATATGAATGACCCATTCGAATTCCATTACGCTAGGTCTAATTCCATCTGACCATTCAAATGTCGTAACATCGTGTTCTTTTAGTGCTTTAAGCATATAACTGCCAATAAAGCCGTTGTGTCCAGTTAATAGTATTTTCATCTAAAATATGTACCTACATTAAAAGCTTTATCATCTATCCACATATCATATGCAGGTTTACCTACCTCAGCCGTAGTATACTTAACACCCCAATCATTCAATTGTTTAAGTGTAAGTTCAAGCCAATTCTTACCTGTATTACTGCCACGTGCTGTCCAATAATGTATCTCGTTGCCTGCGTCATATAACTTATTAAAATGTTCTATACGTGATAGATACGGTTCTGCGTTTGCATAATCTCCATTAGTTGTAGTACAAATAGTACCATCAATATCTACTATAATTTTCATTTCTGACTGTCTCCCGGTAATACTCTATAGTTATCTTCTACACTATCAGGTGTACTAACTTCAATAATAGTACCTTCTTCTAAGCATATAACCTGATGAGGTTGAAGTGGTCTATTGCGCCATACTTCACCCTCTTTTAATGTAACATCGTGTAAGCTAGCATCTTGCGTTTCAATGAATTTAATCATAAATAATCCACTTAATATATACCAACTTTCATCCTTTTCAGCGTGAAAATGCATACTGAATTTTGCACCCTTATTGAATTTCAATAACTTGCCGCAATACTTATCAGTAGTAGCCCATATCAATTCGTGGCCCCAACCTTTTTCTACAAATCCTTCAAGTCGCATTTATTTCCTCCAATGTAGGTGCGTATACACCAACGTGTTGCACTGTAATAGAACTAGCTCTGATGGCAAACTCTATTGCTTGTTCCATATCGTCTGCTACTAAGTAGCCATATGTTAACGCTGATAAGAAGGTGTCCCCCGCTCCACAAACATCAAACACATCTACTTTAGGTACACTAAATGTTTTATTATTATATGATACCCCGCTACTACCACGTGTTAATACCATATTAGAACAATCACTAATTCTACTAGAATATTCTGTTTCGTTAATCTTTACAATGCAACCTTCAAATAGTTTTAAATCACGTTTCTTGGTATCAACAAAGATAGGACCTTCATACTGTTGTCTAATACCCTTAATAAAATCTTCTGTGACAAATCCTTTAGCATAATCAGATATAACTACAGCATCACTACCTTCTAGAAATTTCATTACATAATCTAAATTGCAGGGATTAGACTTTACATCATCATCTATACGCATTAAATGTTGCTTAGACTTTGCATCTATTAAACGTTTCTTTTTAGATGGGTCTCCCAAGAATGAGGTGACATTTAGTCCCAATGCTAATAGATTTTCTTTAACATTACTTCCCATACCTGATTTAGTTTCAGTGTGTTTAGGAACAAAAACAGGTACAGGAGCTTCAGGGCTCATTCTATCTACTGTACCATATTGATATTCATCAATGCAGGTGTCGCCTATTAATATAATTTTCAATTGTCTTTGTGGTTGATTCATCTATTACCCTATCAAAGAATACTAATTCCTCAGCATACTCCGAACCTATTACTTTTTTATTCTTCCAATCACTTCCGACTATCATAATGTTCGGCTTGTATTGTTCAATGATACTCTCTAACTCAAAATCAGTATTGAATACTAATACCTTATCTACTGCTTTTAAATTACTGAGTAATGCTACCCTATTATCTATTTTGTTGAATGGTCTATCACTACCTTTTTTCTCGGTTACACGATTATCAGAATCAATTGCAACCAATAGATATGTGCCTAAACTCTTTGCATAGTTTAATAAGTCTAAATGACCCATATGTAATATATCAAACGTTCCATTAACAAAAACTTTCATACACTATTCTAACATAACCTGTAGTAAATATCAAGCTTTTTGTTCCAAAAATTGATGGGCAGTTTCTAATGATGAACTAATAGCCATATGCATATCAATATACACATACATTCCACAACGTCCAATAAACGTATTTTTTGTATTTTCGATAGCTTTATACTTCTTATATAACTCTCTATATGTATCAATTGGATAATAACGTTCATTATTATTGTCTTTATAATCACAAGGTTCTTCAAATGTTAATGTTGTATTACCCGTATTAATATTATTGGGTAGTTTATTCCATTCAGTCATTCTGGTAAACGAACCATTATCAGTAAAATTAACTACGGTAGTAGGTAACATACTGGGTGAGGGAAACGTTATTGAATGAAATTTAATAGACCTATATGGTAATTCCCCGTATATGAAATCATAATATACATCTATGGGCATAGAATTAAAGATATGATCATAATTATCTTCCATACTCTTATCAAACATCGTATTCAACTTAACGGTAATGTTTGGATGATTTAATATATTAGTGAATAATGTCGTATATCCGTGTGTCGGTAGATATTGATATTCATCTCTAAAATATCTACTGTCGTCATTATCTCTAGTACTAACTCGATTTAATACGTCTTTGCTTAGTGTTTTATAATGTTCTCCCCACATCTTTTTACTGTAGGGTTCAAAAAATGTATTGTTTATATCTTCTTTTTTTACTGTTTCTAATGTGATTGTGTTAACCGGAAACGGTACATATTTGCCACTTTCCAGTAACGCCAACACGTGATGTTCATAGAATGTCCACTCGGTAAATTTACTAACCCAATCAAATACTTTTTTGTTACTAGTATGAAAGATATGCGGTCCATATTTATGAATGCGTAATCCGTGTTCATTGATATAGTCATATGCATTACCACCAATATGGTCTCTATTATCAATAACTATTACGTTGTAATTGTTTTCTGCAAGTTCTCTCGCTACTACACTACCAGCAAAGCCTGCCCCTACTATTAAGATATTTTGTTTTGTTCCCATAATTCTTCCAAATCTTTTACATAAAAAGATATATCTTTAGCTTCCCCTAAATGAATAGCTAAAGTTTTCATAGGCATCATCATCCTAACTTCAGGTTGTTGCCATACTTTACTTATTGTGTTACCTTCCCAATAGCCTTCTATTGTGCCGATATCCAATAAACTATAAAATTCTTCTTTATATTTTTTAAATAAATTTACTGGTATTAAAAATGATTCGTGTGTAAACCAAGTATTTCTATAATATCTATCTGGTCCTGGTATAACCATACAGGGATAAACATATGTTCCGTTGAAGGGATTCTGTGGATGATAGTATAGTTGATTAAAATCTTGAGGAAAAATACATATAGTTAACTCAGGACTAATAGATTCTAAATAGTTTCTTGCATCTATCATTGTAGCAATACTATTTGGATAATGCAAATAGTCATCTTCTACTAGATAAACAAGTTCATCGTCCGGTAACTGACTAATGTAGTCTAATGCAATCTTTAAACTATATCTAGATTTTTGTTTAATATCTTTAAATTCAATTGTTGGATCAACTACTACATCTTGTATTGTAGCATTAGCAAAATGGTTATGTAAGAACTGTTTAGTCTCAATGGAAGAATCATCATCAATTACGTGTAAACTAAAAGGGTTATTATAATTAGTTAATGACGTTACTAGTGAGTTATAACATCTTTTTACACATTCGTCTTTTGGCACAATGCGATTACTTGCCAATGAGGCTTTATCACAGGTCCTTAATACCACATTTAGTTTTTGCATTACTTCAAGCCTAAACTCTTGCAAATATGTGCTAGATGGATTTTGTCCGAGCTCGGTAAGCCCGTAATAAGAATACGTGGTGTCATACTATTTCCTGTAAAATATTTATAATAGAGACAGTATAACCATTTATTTTACATCAAAGCGTCTACTTCTTCATGTGTCGTAGCGGCTTCAATTTGAGCTATTTTTGCTAATAATGTTTCTTTGGCAGCACTAACCAAACTAGTATCAAATTCTTCTGCAGGATTAGCACTCAGTTGTAGTTGTATTTGTTGGTAAACAACCTGCTGAAATAATCCATTAGCTTGTCCGATTAACGAACCTTTGCGTTCATCTATTTCTAAATCACGTTTACCCCAAATAATTTCAACTGGACTTTTACTAAGATCAAATGTGTGTGTGGTCATTATTTCACGATTTTGTATTAGATCAGGGATTATTTCAACTGCTTCATTCCAACCATCTTGACCTGCAGGTGGTGCGGAGTCCCAGCAGTCTGTTACTGAATTATCTATTACCCTTACCCAATATCCTGTTTTAATTGTACTCATTTTAAATGTTCCTTATATTATATTTATATTAACTTTTCTTGTTTTTTTGTATAACTAAAATATCAGTTAGGTGGATTTTTTCCTAAAGTTTCTAATAATTTTGATTTCAATAATATGTCTAATGGTACATTCTGATAGATGTAAGTTAATATGCCGCGTACCTGTGTATATCTTTCATCTTTGTGAGTGTGATTGATAAACACTATCCCGCAAGTAACATAGTTTTCTAAATCTTCTATTTTATAATAATGCGCCAACAAGTACCATAAAGTCCAACAGTTAGTTGGATTGCTTTCAAACTCATCTTTTAACATTTTTATATACAATTCAGGGCGAGATTGTTTTTTAAAATCTTGGTCATGTATTAGATAGATATTTTCATTATATATTTCAACTTCATATCTATCTTTGTGCTTAAACCAAAGATGTTCATAGATAGGTTGTGCCCAAGTATAATCGTGTCTACGATGTATTTTGTTTGTACCTAAAAAGTTAGGAGGACCTACTCTAACATTTTCTGTATATAAATCTAATCTATCACACGATATGTTAGTAACAGTAGGATTAGCTTCCATTGTGTTTTTCATTTCAGCTAACACATTGATACTGAAATATTCATCTAGATCCGGACTTAAACACCAATCTACGTCAGTAGGAATCATATCTAAGTTGTAGTTACGTGCTACATTAAATATCCATGGGGTGAATATCTTTTGCTCAATAATCAGATTAGGATCGACCTTTGCAGCCTCTTGAAACATTTCCCAAGTCCCGTCAGTTGAACCGGTATCAAGTATCACTCTATATGTAAATTTTTTGGTATAGTATAACCACTTCTCTACGTATTGAAGTTCATTTTTACAGATTGTATATGCTGCCGTTTTCATTCTTGTGTCTTAATAAATGCTGTCTGTGATCCGTCTGGAATATTCAATATGTTTAACTTATGCCAATTGCATTGTATAAACATCTCCACTGCCATTCGCACACTCATCTGTGCTGATTGTGTGCCATTTTTGTCGGTATAACGCCA